GAAAAGGAAAAATGTATACAATCCTGATACGGGCTTATACCATGGTGCATTAGATGAAGATTCTATTTGGAAAAGTTTACATTGTGTTCTCACATCAAAAACTAGCCCTTCTCCTAAAGCTCATGCTGCTGGTAATATAGAAGGAGCATTACGTGAATGGTTTCATCATGGTCGTGAAGTGTTTGAAAAGCGACATGCACAAATGATAGCAGTCGCCAAGGCAGCTCGTCTAGAAAGTTTATTTGAAGAAATTGACGAAGATAGAGGGGTTACCATGAATACTTTATATGATACTTATGACGATCGTTTGAAGGCATTCAAAGAACGGTATGGGATAGGAGTAGCGATCTAATCCCGCACGGTCTCGGAATGACGTTAAACTTGTCCTTTCTTTCTTTTTTGGATGTTTTTTCATATGTAAAAAACATCCAGTCTTGGGTTGACTATAAACACATCCGTCCCCGGATCCATTCGGGGTGTTGTATTTACAACGCAGTTGAAAATGGACCTTCGTACACGATCCTAGTGATGATATATTTGCATATTTAAATATCACATGAAGGCTTTGCGATTGTAGACACACCTTTGAAGGTGTACCCATATTTATGGGGGACTCGTCATCCAAATAAATATTGCCTTTGCATAGTTTTTTAAGCATAATCTATGTATCGTATTGTAAATAGCTTACTGATAATAATAATAATAGTAATAATACAACAAATACAATTGATATGGGCTTTTCTGTATCACAGGAAAATACAACAACATCAACGCAAAATGTTCACTTTATTGATGGAGACGCGCCATGGACTTATGATATCTCGGCAACACCGGATGAAACTGCTAAGCTCAATGGATTCGATGATGCCGGACTCGGACAGTTTCTATCTCGACCAATTAAGATTAGATCATACCAATGGACACCGGGTACTCAGTTGTTTCAAACATTTAATCCGTGGACTGATTTCTTTTCTAATGCAGATATTAAAGAAAAGATAAATAGATATAGGAATTTACGATGTAAATTGAATCTTAAAGTGTTAATAAATGGTAATTCTTTTTATTATGGGAGAGCTCTCCTATCATATAATCCTTATCTATTTAATGATTCAGTAACCATGAATAGAGCGTTTTTTATACAAGATTTGATAGCAGCAAGTAATAAACCACATTTATTATTGGATCCTTGTTCTTCTGAAGGTGGTCATTTAGCCCTGCCATTTATATGGCCTGAAAATTATTTGGATATAACCAATGTAGGTTGGGAACAATATATGGGTAGGTGCATTATACACGATTTTGACGTCCTACGTCATGCGAATGGAGGTACAGATCCTATTACTGTATCTATATTCGCATGGGCTGAGGACGTTTCTCTTTGTATCCCTACGACCATGTCAGTTCAGTCTTCTTCATCTTCTACTCCTGTTATGTTGGACGAATTTGGTTTTCCCTTGCCTTTCACACATCAGGGACAATCGAAGACGCAGAAGAAACCGACTAAGAAGGCATCGAATACTGATAAATCAGAATTTACTACGGATGGACTCATCAGCAAACCTGCTAGTGCAATTGCTAAAGCTGCTAATTGCCTTACTATGGTTCCTTATATAGGACCGTATGCTAAAGCTACTAGCATGATTTCTTCGAAGATTGGTGAGGTTGCTAGAATATTCGGATATTCTAGACCACAAATTCTGAAAGACCCAGATGTTGTTGTCCCACGCTATTTTGGTAACACTGTAAATTCAGATGCTCCTGAAAATGTGGTCAAGCTTTCATTAGATTCTAAGAATGAATTAAGTATTGATACGCGTACTATGGGTCTTGGAGGTGCTGATGAGTTGACTATAAACTCGATAACCTCACGACCCACGTTTTGGCGACAATTTTCTTGGCCTGAAACTGCAGTTGCAGATACTTTACTAGTTTCTATGCAAGTTCAACCAATTTGCGTTCATCGTCTGGCAGCTTCCCCAGTGGTTGAGATTCACCAAACTGCTTTATCTTTTGCCACCTTACCATTTGAATGTTGGCAAGGGACTATAAAGTTTCATTTTAAAGTAGTTTGTTCAGAATATCATAGGGGCCGTTTGAGATTGGTATATAATCCTAAAGCGGTTCCTGTTGGAGCTGTTCCTTATAATCAAGTATATTCTACAATTGTTGATATTTCCCAGGATCGCGAATTTGATTACGAGTGTAAGTGGGCAGATGTAAAAGCATGGGCTAAGGTTAATGATAATATTGATACCGTCAATTCCTTTGCCACTTTTGCTCCTGTCTCCGTAGATGATACTACCAATGGTAGTCTATCTGTTTACGTTGTGAACGAATTGGCTACACCATCCATTACAGCTGCTGATGTTAACATTCAAGTATGGGTATCTGGTGGAGATGATTTTGCTGTAAGCGTTCCCTCTAAGAACTTACAGGAATTGTCATATTTCCAACAGCAATCTGAAGAAGGAGAGGCAACGGTAAGTTCCAATGACAATTCTAATAACCCAATTGGTGGTAATGCTGTAGAATCATATGGCACTATCGAGGCACCTCTTGCTCTTGATGATAACCAATATTTAGTATATCAAGGTGAGAGAATTGTGTCTTTCAAGGATTTGTTGAGGAGATATCAATTCCATAGTTATTTTAGATTATATCAGGCTGCAACTAGTTATGCCTTATTTAGAATTTCATTAGCTGGAATGCCATTCTTTAGGGGATGGGATCCTGGTGGAAGAGATCAAGGCGTTGCTAGTACTGCTGCTAACGAGCCATATAGTTTTTGTTCCATGACATTATTGAATTATTTAGCGCCTGCTTTTGTGTGCCAAAGAGGAGCACTCAGATATAAATTTTTTAAAGCAGGAACTCAGGCTGATTATCCAGTGAAGGAGTTATTAATGGCAACTCGTATGTCATGTAGAACTAGGACCTTCTTCACACAAGGATATGATTCAATAAATACATCTGGGACAGATGGTGTCGCCCGTAAGAGTATTATGGACACAGCGTCAAATTGGGGATCTACATTGGGTACTCAGGTAGTTCCAGCGTCTTTAGTGAATGGCCTTGAGGTTGAACTTCCTTTTTATTCAGTTGGACAAAGATTTAGACCAGCTCGTTACTTAGAGATGTCGGCTATCGGTGACCATCAGGGAGTTACCATTACTGGTGAAACAAATAGTCTTACTAAAGGCCAAACTAATGGCCTTTTATCTTTTGTAAGTGTTGGGGAAGATTTTACTTTGGGCATGTTTGTAGGGGCCCCAGTCATTTACAAATATGCGGATCCTACACCTGTATAATCGCGTGTCATATGCACACATGTAACCACAAAGGTTCGCTATGCTGGGGGATTTTATTATCCCGCCCGGTTATATTAGGTTTTATATTCGTATAACGTTAATGGGGGTTAACTACATATATATATTTGTACATATTTGTATACTACATAATAGTCGTATGGACTTTAAACATCGTAAGGATTTCTTATTAGAAATCAGATACCACTCGGCGGTCGAGTGGGGGGCATTTTAAAATGTCCTGGACGAGACTAATATAGTCTTACAATCTGTTAATGAATAACAGAAAGGTTTTGTGATAACCAGTGTAAGACTGTTAAGTCTTATTATTGGTTACCAATTTTTCCTTTCTGGGCCGCATTTTCTGATTGTCTGTTCAAATTCTATCACAATTTAAGTAGTGTAATTTGAGGTTAACCATTCCTCGCGCCGCTATTTAGATGTTTGGACCGCTGACGC